AATGCGCGCACAAAACGACAAACCGCCTCTTGGTATTACTGTGAAAGACGGACAATGGTTAGTTCCCGTAGTTACTGGTTGGTCGTCTAAGGATGATGGAGAAGCGCAGGGCGCGTTGGTTGCATTAAATCGCACCACAGAACGCGGTGGTTGGAATCGTGACAATCTATTTACCATTTTGAAAGAACTATCCGAAAATAACATTTTGGACTCAGTTGGTTATGCTAATACTGACATTTTGATTCTTGAACGCTCGCTAGAAGCGCAGGAAGTATTCGCAACCGATGTCAAGACAGCGATTGACGAGTTCATTGGTGATACCGGCATTGAGTCGGACAGAATGCCACTTCGTTACAGCACAGTATTGCGCGTATATTTTCAAACAGAAGAATCGCGTCAAGAGTTTCACGATTTAATCGGTTACAAGAATGACCCTAAACAACTAACGCTTCGTTATCCGGCGTCATTCCAAAAGGAAGCAGCCGAAATATGGGAAGGTTAACTGGACCACTAGATTTTCCAATCTATATTCCAACACGCGGACGCGCAGAAAAACAACTCACCGCAGATGCCCTAGTTGCATTGGGTATCACACCGCGACTGGTTGTAGAAGAAGCCGAAGCAGACGCTTACATGGAACATAATCCGAACTGCGAAGTTGTAGTTTGGCCTCAAAGTTATCTAGACAACTACGAGAAGACGCCCGAGTTAAATCCACATCCCACAACAGGCGCAGCACATAACTACGCATGGGACCACTCGCGCGAAGAAGGTTTTACTCATCATTGGATTATGGATGATAACATCCGAGGATTTCTTATCCGTCATAATGGCAGACGCGCCCGTATAGGCAATGGAAAAGCGTTACATTGGCAAGAGGATTTCATTCGCAAATGGCGTAACTTGGCTGGAATGAGTCTGGCTATGTCACCCTTCATGCGTGGCGTAACAATCATGCTTAACACGCGCCTTTACTGTGCAACTCTTTATCGTAACGACTTACACGAGTACGGCATACGCTGGCGACGCGGACTTAATGACGACACGATTGTAAGTTTAGATATTCTTAAGACTGGGTATTGGTGTACTGCAGAGAACCGAGCAATCGGCATTATGAAGATGGGAACCAGTCGCAAGAGCCGACTTTCAGGCGGAATGACAGATTTCTATGCTCAGGGCGGTTTTATTAAAAAATCAGCAGAACTTGTACGCTTACACCCTGAATACTGTAAGACTGTGGTGAAGTTTAACCGCGTCCACCATACAGTAGATTTCTCATCCTTCAAACAACAACTAATACCAGTTTAAGGATATGACGGTGGGCAGACCAACAAAACTTACTAAAGAACTGATTGACCGCATGGCACTTGCCATTCAAGCAGGTAACTACACAAAAGTGGCTGCGCAGTTATGCGGTATCGGAGAATCTACTTACTACGCATGGATGGCAGAAGCAAAGAAAGAAGACTGTGACCCGATATTTCTAGAGTTTCTAGAGTCGGTTGAACAGGCAGAAGCGGCTGCGGAAGTCGAAGCAGTAGCCCTCATACGCCAATCGGCTCGGAATGGCAACACCCGAGATGCTCAATGGTTATTGGAGAGAAAGCATGGCGATAGATGGGGTCGTAACGATAAACTACGACAGGAAATCTCGGGCGTGAACGGCGGACCAATCGAAGTATCTATAGAGGAAGCAAAGAAGGCAATCCTTGAGTTCATTAATGAAGGCAGCATAAATGAGTCTCTCGTTACGGGAACAACTATCACTACTACCGATAGCGGACCAAGAACGCTGGCTGAACCAACAGACGGAGAGTTATCTTCGTAGTTTGTATGCCAAGCCTTGGTGGTTTATTGGCAGACCTGAGCAACATGAGCCTGAAGGTAACTGGAACATCTGGCTTATTATGGCTGGTCGTGGTTGGGGTAAGACGCGTACTGGTGCAGAATGGTTAGCAGAGCGCATTCTCGAAACGCCAAAAGCACCTGATGGCACAGGCACACAATGGGCAATCATCGCGCCACGATTTAGTGACACAAAGACAGTCTGCGTAGAAGGTCCGTCAGGCTTATTAGTTTCGTTACGCAATCGTGGATTAGTTGCTGACACCGATTACATTTACAACAAATCGTCTTACAAAATCGTGTTCAAAGATGGACAGATTGTCCACATGTTTGGCGCGGATAGTCCTGATAGTGGTCGTGGTCTAAATCTTTCAGGCGCATGGTTGGATGAGTTAGCAGCGTGGCCTTATCCTTATGAGACATGGACAGAAGGTTTAGCACCTGCGTTGCGTATTGGTGATAGACCGCGTGTAGTTGTTACGACAACACCAAAGCCTATTAAACTGTTACGCGATTGGATAACTCGCGATGATGAATCCATCTACATTACGCGTGGTAGCACTTTCGATAATGCCAAGAATCTTTCCGAGACTGCGCTCGCCGAACTTCGTGCGCGTTACGCAGGAACAAGAACAGGACGGCAGGAACTTTACGGAGAACTTCTTGACCAAGCAGAAGGCGCACTCTGGCAAAGGCATTGGATAGAAGACACTCGTATAACTGCGGACAAAATGCCACCGCTTTATCGTATTGTGGTAGCGATTGACCCAGCAGTAACAAGTGGAGAAGATAGCGATGAGACAGGAATCATCACAGCAGGAGCCAGTAACGATGGACACTTCTATGTCCTCTCTGATGACACTCTACGGGCTACTCCAAACGAATGGGGCAAGCGAGCGATTGACGCGTTTCGGAAGTGGAAAGCAGACCGCATTGTCGCTGAGACAAATAATGGCGGAGACATGGTTGTTATGGTCCTTCAGCAAGTCGACCGCAACGCACCAGTCACAAAAGTCCACGCAACCCGAGGCAAGCGAGTAAGAGCAGAACCTATCTCGGCTCTTTACGAACAATATCGCGTGCATCATGTCGGCGGATTTCCACAACTGGAAGACCAGATGGTGATGTGGACACCTGAGACAACAGATTCTCCCGATAGACTTGACGCGCTTGTTTGGGCATTAACCGAACTTAAAGATGGTGCGGTATCATTGTCAGGCTTGGCGATGTTATCTATTATCTGTGCAAACTGTCAGATGCCAAATAAACGCGATAGCAAAATGTGTACATACTGCAATACTGCGATTGGAGCCTAATGGCTGTTACATACAACACCACGATTGACCAAGGCGCAGACTGGTACATTAACTTTGTATATGAAAACCCTAATGGCACTCCTGTGAACATTACGGGTTACACAGCAGCATTACAAATGCGCACTTCGCCTTTGGCTAAAACCACAGTATTGTCTTTGACAAGTACTGGCGGTGGTGGTTTAACGATTACAGGCGCAACAGGCACTATCGCTGCTCATGCGACTGCTGCACAAACAACTGCTATTACCAATGGCAGATATGCTTATGATTTAGAAATAACTTCTGGTAGCGGTATTGTAACTAGATTGGTACAAGGTACTATTGAAGTTTCACCACAAGTGACGAGGACTTGATATGACAGATGAAGTTCTCATAGTACAAGTTACAACACCAAGCATTACTGTCGAACCGATTATCCCAACTGTCACAATCTCTGCTCCAGGTCCACAAGGTCCAGCAGGACAGTTTACTGTAGGTGATGTTGCATACACACATACACAAGCAGTAGCAAGTGCTACATGGACTATTAATCATAATCTTGGGTTTAATCCTACGGCGGTAGTTTTAGATTCAGCAGGAACTCAATGTGAAGGCACATTTAGTTATCCAACAGTCAATCAAATGGTAATAACCTTCACGGCTGCCTTTGCTGGCACCGCGTATGTAATCTAAGGAGAAACAATGGCGCGCAAGTTTTTAGTCAGTATTGACCTGACCAAAAATGAGTTACAAAACGCGGTGATTCAAAACCTCGCAACGGCACCAGCATCGCCAGCAGCAGGTCAGATTTACTTCAATACCAGCGATGGTGAACTGTATTACTACGATGGTACTTCATGGGTTTCTGTTCTAAATGAATCTGAAGTTCTTTACGGAACGCTTGCTGCTCGTCCAGCAGCAGGAACTGCTGGTCGTTTGTATTATGCAACAGACAACTATTTAATGTATTTTGATGATGGTTCAACATGGACACAGGTAAATAACTTTGGAACCGTCACAGCACAAACCACTTACGGAGCATCAAGTGGAAATGGAAGCACCACAAACTTTGCTCGCGCTGACCATACACACGGAACTCCATCGCTTACCAGCACAACACCGCAGAATCTTGCCATTGGTTCTACGGCTTCTGTGGGTACTGGTTCTGCTCCTGCGCGTGAAGACCATGTTCACGGTATGCCATCGTTTGGTAATGTCACTGCACAAACATCGTTTGGGGCATCAAGCGGTAATGGTTCATCCACAGATGTAACAAGAGCCGACCACACACACGGCACTCCAACGCATGATAATGCTGCGCATTCGCTTATCAACCTCAGCGCATTGGCAACTCCAACTGCTGATGTGTCAATGAATAGTTACAAACTAACAAATCTTGCTTCTCCTAGTGCTTCCACAGATGCAGCAAACAAACAATATGTTGATGATGTTGCACAAGGACTTAACATTCACGCGGCTTGTTACGCAGCAACAACAACTGCACTTACCGCTACATATAACAATGGTTCTAGCGGTGTAGGAGCAACTCTTACCAATAGCGGAACGCAAGCAGCATTTAGCACTGATGGGGTAAGCCCAACATCTAACGCTCGTATTCTTGTTAAAAACCAAACAAATACTTTTGAAAATGGTATTTATACACTCACGACAGTAGGTAGCGGTTCGACAAACTGGGTGCTTACTCGTGCTACGGATTTTGATACCGCAACAGAAATCGCTGGCGGTGATTTTACATTCGTTGATGCTGGCACAACTCTTGCTAATACAGGTTGGGTGAATGTTGACGAGGTAAATACTGTCGGAACCGACCCAATAGTTTTCCAACAGTTCTCTGGTGCTGGTACATATACCGCAAGTAATGGTGTTTTGCTTACTGGTTCCAACTTTACTGGTGTCGCAGTTCCTAGCGGTGGTTTATCAGTAGGAGCATCAGGTTTTGAACTTGACACAGCAATCGCTGTTCGCAAATATGCAGCAAATGTTGGTGACGGAAGCAATACTTCCTACACAGTTTCACACAATCTTGGAACGAAAGATGTTATCGTTTCCGTATATGACAATAGCAGTCCTTATGCCGAAGTTATTTGCGATGTTCAACACACATCTACTACGGCTATCACCCTGCTATTCTCAGTTGCTCCAACATCAAATCAATATCGTGTAGTCGTACACGCTTAGGAGGCGTAGCGTGGGTCTGCTAGACAGATTGGCTAGAGCAGTCGCGTTAGAGATTCAGAAAGCACCGAATCTTCCAGCGGGAACTGTAACTATGTCTGAACAAGATATGGTGAATCGCTCTGGTCCTATGAACCAAACTTACGGACAATCGGTTTCATTACCGCGCAATACGGTGTGGCCAACTGTTCCGTTCACACCCGGTAATCCATTAGTTCCCGGTGCGATTAACCCTGTTCGGAGCGATGGTCGTGCTGACCCACGACGATACGAATACCAAGTCGCGCAGAACATCAACATTACGCCTACGCGTCTTGTTCCATTTCAAACATTACGCGCAACTGCTGACCAAGTGGACATTGTGCGCAGATGTATCGAAGTAGTTAAAAGCAAAGTCATCAGTTTCGACTGGGATATTGTTCTTAGCGAGGACGCATCTGAGCGTATTGCTGCCGAAAGCGGTAAAGACCATGTTCGCGCGATGGCGGAAGCACGCGAGAAGTTCACAGAAGATATCGCTCGGCTTCGCGCATTTTGGGAGAATCCAGATAGAGCAAATGGTTATACCTATGCAGACTGGATGAATGTCCTGCTTGAAGATAATCTGGTTCTTGATGCCATTTCAATCTGGCCACAAAAATCTGTTAGTGGCGAGTTATTTGGATTGCAAATACTTGATGGCTCGACCATTAAACCTCTTATTGACGATAGAGGTATGCGACCAATGCCACCAAATCCTGCGTTCCAGCAAATCCTTTACGGATTCCCACGCAGTGAGTTTATGGCACCAATGGAGATGGAAGAAGCCGATGGAGAGTTTACTTCTGACGAGTTGGTCTATTTGGTCAAGAACCGCCGTACTTGGACTATCTACGGATTTAGTCCTGTCGAACGCTCACTTCCTCTTGCTGACATTTACCTACGAAGACAACAATGGTTACGAGCAGAATATACAGATGGAGTTCTACCTGAACTAATGTTCAAGACGGATGCGACATTTGGTGCGAATCCAGAGTTGTTACGCGCTTACGAAAACATCTTTAACGATGATTTGTCAGGACAAACAGCACAACGCAAACGCTCACGCATATTGCCACAAGGCATGGAACCAGTTCAGTTCGATGGTTACGGCGAGAAGTTTAAGGATGTTCTTGACAACTATCTCATCACATCTATCTGCGGACACTTCGGCGTACTGCCAAGTGAAATCGGATTTAGTGGTACAGGTTCTATCGGTGCATCGGGATTGCAAGAGGGTGAGACTCTCTCTGCTGAGACTATTGGTATCGCGCCATTGGCACAATGGGTAAGCAAGCAGATTACAAATATCTGTTATCTCTATCTTGGTATGCCACGCGAACTTGAGTTTAAGATTATTTTTGAAAGCAAAATAGATACCGAAGCAGATGCTCGCAAAACAGACATTGAACTAAAGAATGGCGGACGCACCGTCAACGAAGCACGCGCTATGCTTGGACTTCCACTTCTGGATACTCCACAAGCAGATATGCCAATGCTTCACTCTGGTGCTGGCTTATTCTTCCTCAGCCCAGATGGGATTATCGATGCCGCGACAGCAGCCTCCGCGAGTGCTCTTGAAGGTCCAGACGCTACGCCTATTGAGAGCGTTCCACCTCTTGCCGAAGAACCAGAAACCGAAACTGGAAAACCAGAACCCGAAGAAGTAGAAGAAGAATCTGAGGATGAGTCTGAGAAATCAGCAAAAGAAATCCGTCAGTTCCTACGCTGGTTACGCAAAGGCAACTTTAAGCGTTCGTTTAACTTCGAGAATGTTGAAGAAGACTACGCTATCGTGCTAAATAAATATGTCGCTATTGGCGATGTTGAGTCAGCACAATGGTATGCGGAGAAGTACTTAGGACTCTAATGAAGCCAAACCGAACGCGTCTCAAAACACGATTCGCAGTTCGTCATGCTCGTTCTATTCGTGCAGCATTACGCGCTCTTGTTAGTGTTGACGAGATATTGGATAGATGGTTTGGATTGCAAAGTCCGATTGACAGTGCAGACATGAATGACCCCTACAATATAACGGGGCAACAGGGTCGCGACTGGGCGCGGATGAACATTCCAATACGGGATACTGAGTTATTAGATACAGCACTTTCTCGTATTTATGCAGATGCCTATATTCTGGGCGAAGACATAACATCATACGAGATTGCTCGCGCGGTTGGGTTACGCAAAGCAGCACCACGCAAAAGTGATTTGTCTCGCGCGTTACGCTTAAACTGGAATACATGGCGTCCGGGCAATCGTGCTGCTGCTGCTTTACTTGACCCACCTGCTGGTTTGCGCAGATTGCTTGCTCAGCGTGGCATCAAAATACGCGGTATTTCACAAACAACATTAGACCGCATTGGTACTCGACTGGCAGATGGACTTCGCGTAGGTGCTTCTCGGCGAGCGATGGCAAAAGAGATAAATGAGATTCTGAACGACTCAGAGCGTGCCTTAATGATTGCAGGTACGGAAATGAGTAACGCTGTCGTACAATCCAGCCTAGATTTATATCGCGATAGCGGTGTTGAAATGGTGCAATGGCTTGTTGCAGACCCTTGTGACGATTGCCAAGAGAACTACGAACAATCACCAATCAACATCAACGAGACTTGGATAAACGGCGAACCGCCTGTTCATCCGAACTGCATGTGTGATATTTCGCCCTATGTAGTAGATACTTCGTTCATCACGGACGAAGAGTAAGGACAACTATGAGTATAGCCAATGTGTATGCCAGCATCGTCAAAATGGACGACAATGGTGATGGCACTCTTACTGTTTATGGTAAGGCTACTGACGATACATTAGACATTGACCAACAAATCTGTGACCCTGTTTGGCTTGATAGGGCGATGCCAGAATGGTTTATGTCAGGTGGCAACATCCGCGAACAACACAGCAACATCGCTGCTGGTGTCGCAGAGGAATATGAGAAGAAGGCAGATGGACATTACATCTCTGCTCTCGTCGTGGACCCAGTATCGGTAAAGAAGGTCAAGGCTCGCGTACTCAAAGGCTTTAGCATTGGCATTAAATCGCCACGCGTAGTGAAAGATAATAAGGCTGTAAATGGCAGAATCGTTGATGGACAAATCGTTGAAGTCTCACTTGTAGATAGACCTGCTAATCCTAATGCGAAACTCATTCTTGCTAAGTCTGCTGTTGGATTGGCGACAATGGTAAAAACTGAAGAACTTATTGAGAAGCATGGCGACCACGACCAGTCAGACCACAATCCACACGGCGGTGGTGGAAGTAGCAGTAATGAACAAGCACATGAAGCCGTAAATGAAGGAAAAACCACCATTGGTGCTTTACGGCAAGATGCTGCCGAAGTAGTTTTAGATTTGAAAAATGAAGGTGCGTCTAAATCAGAAGTAAGACAAGCCCAAAATGCATTAACCTCAATGCAATCTGCTTCAGACAAGTTAGAACAAGCAGAAAGTTCTGATAATAACGAAGACCGCATAAGATTAGTAGAAGATGCTATGAATGATATAAACTCAGCAAGTTCTGCTATGGATACAATAGACCACAAATATGCTCAAAGTATTGTCGATGAGTTGGATGAAACTTGGTCGAATTTAGATAGTTATTTAGCGGATTTAGATTCAAATCATGAACCATATCTTGGTCGGTCAGCACAACCCAAATATAAGGAGCGCCAAATGGCACGCAGAACAAAGGCAGCAAAATCTGCCGAAGCAAAAGAAGCAGATGGTATGCCAATGAACGGCGAAGCCAAAGCAATCCCATCTCGCGATGAAATGATGGAGCGTTACGCAGGTGCGCGTAAGGCCCTCGATGAAGTAATGATGATGTGCAAAGAATACGGATACGAGGACATTGAAAAGCAGTACGGCGAGACAGCCGAGCAAGAGACTGTCGAAGGTCCAATGGTCGGTGCTGATACAGCACAGGAAGAAGTATCTGAGGCTCGCCAAGAAAAGCCACTCGACAAAGAGTTGGTAATGGAAGATGGCGAAGAAGAACTTAAGTCTGTTAGCAAGTGTTTGGAATGTGGCTGCAACATGCCCGGACAATCACATGGCAATCCAGATGTATCAACAGCAGTAATGGTATCGCCAGACCAGACACCAGTACCTACACCTGCTATCCAACCACCAACACCTAAGAGTGTTGGAACTATCGTGCCACCCTCAACCATTGAGGAAGTCGGAACGATTATCGAAGAAGAAGATTCTGACGAGGAAGACTCGGCAGATAAATCCCTGCTCGCTGATGTCAATATCCACGACATCGTTGAGAAAGCCGTAAAGAGTGCTATCGCTTCGGTTGAAGCACAGGTCGCAGAGTTAAAGTCCGCAAAAGAGGCGGTAGAGAACAAAGCAGCCGAACTTGAATCTGAGTTAGCAACGGCAAAATCTCTCGCAATAGGTGGCGGTCCAAAGCGGACTACCATGGCGACAGGTGCTAATACAACCAATGAGTGGCGCGCCAAAGCAGATTTATATTTCGCTAAGGCAGCCGCAACAACCGATAACGATTTGGCTAAAGGCTATCGAGAAATGGCTAAGGATTTCCTTGCTAAATCTCAGCCAGAAGTCAAAGCGTAACTCTTTACAGAAAGATGACAATGGCTAAAACACAACTCAAAGCAGCGGACTTGTACAACGAGTCCAATCCAAAAGTTGCTGCTGAGCGTCATGAAGAGTATCTCGGCGAACTGAACAAGTCTCTGTCGGCTCCTCGCTCATTTGATGGCGAGAAGATTGGCGGAGATGCTACTGCACAGATTGAGGCACTTGTTGCTAACAAGTCTCTCTCTCCTGAGGCAGTTGCTTCCTTGAACAACGCACTTGCAGCACAGCGCGGTGCAGTTGCAGATATCGCTAAGGAAATCACTCTTTCACAACCTCTCAGCACTTCTTTCGCAGCCTTCGACCTCGAAGCACCTGCAAAACTTCTCACCCCTCGTCCAACTCCACTTCGCAACAAACTTCCTCGTAAGCGCGGAGTCGGTACCTCACACCGTGTCAAGAGAATCCTCGGATACACGGGTACTGGTACTGGTGGTCAAGGAAACATCTGGCCGGGAATCACCGAAACCACCCAGAACAACTTTGCTCCTGGTTCCTCTAACGCATTCTGGTTAGAGCGTGGTCCGCAGATTTCTTACACCGCCGATGACTTGGTACTCCCATACAACTCGTACTCGCTCAGCGACCAAGTTTCGTTTGATGCGAACTTCTCGGGCATGGGATATCAGGACCTTCGCCAACTCTCATCCACCAGCACGCTGTACGCAACGATGTTGATGGAAGAGCGTATGCTTCTTATGGCACGCGGAACTGCATCAGGATATTCAGGTGCTATTTCTGCTCCTGTCGTATCCGTAACTTGTCGCGCAGCAGCATCGGGAGAAACCCCAATCTCTGGTGCGACCACAAACATTTATGTAAAGGCAACTGCTGACGCTGGTGCGTTTGGACAGTCTGTTCTTTCTTCTGTTGGAAATGACTCTATTTCCGCAGGTGAAGTTGCTGAAGTAACTATCACAACTGCATCAGTTGGCGCACTTGGCTATCGCATTTATGTTGGTACTGGTGCTTCGGCTCCTGCTAACTCTGCGATGTGGCTCGATGGCACAACCTCGACTCTCACTTATGTGATTCAGGGTGCCCTTCCAACTTCTGGAACTGCTGCTACTGTCGCTACTTCTGATACCTCTGCTTATGCAACTGGATATGATGGCATTCTGCCAACTGTTCTTGGTCCAAATAGCGGATACAACAACAACATCAATACGACATTCAGCACTTCAAATCCGGGTGTTGAGTATCAAGAAGTATTTTACAATCTGTACAACAATGTAAAGGCTGACCCAGATGAGATTCTCATCAACGGCGCAGACCGCAAGCAGTTGTCAGATTCAATCAAGAACGGCTCAACCGCCAACTATCGTCTCAACCTCACACAAACTGAGGCAGGAGATTATGTAGGTGGCGCAACCATCGGTGCTCTTTACAATGAAATCACTGGTAAGATGGTTCCGTTGACTGTTCATCCATGGCTACCACAAGGTGTTTCACCTGTGTTGTCATACACGCTCCCGATTCCAGATACAGAGGTTTCGGATGTATGGGCAGTCATCAATGTTCAGGACTACATGGGCATTCAATGGCCAGTGGTTCAGTTCTCGTATGACTTCTCAACCTACTTCCGAGGAACCTTCTTCTGCTACGCTCCTGCTTGGAACGGCGCAGTTTCAGGTATCGAAAACGCGTAACAACTGAATAGCAAGTGAGGGTGCGTCATATAACGGGCGCACCCTCTACTTTTAGGAGGCATCATGGCAAGGCTGATACCACCACAAGGACTTCGTGAGATAGGCGTTAAAACGAAAAGTGGTACAAAAGTTCTACGAACAGGTAAAGATGGTTTGTTCCATGTCAATAATCCAAAACTGGAAAGACAGTTGAAAGAAGAAGGATTGGGCGTGGCGAGCGCAAGCGGAGTGATTGAGGGAGAAGGTTATCCTTGCTCTAACTGCGGTTTTGGCTCATGGTTTAAGAAATGCTCTCGATGCGGAACCGAGAACACACGAATAGAGATGGATGGTTCAAGTGGCTAGTGCGATAAATCCTACGACTCAACAGTTCTCTATTCCTTATCTCACAACAACGGAATATCGCAACGCGCCTACGGCAATAGATATAGATAATCTTGTATTTAACTCTAGCGACCCAGATGTTCAAGACAGCGAACTTGCAAATGTTATTGCTCGCGCTTCATCGTGGATAGACACGCATTGTAACCAGATTCTTGGTGCGACTACTGAGACAGAAACACAGCGCGCGCGTGTGAGTTCAGATGGTTACATCAAATGGCATCCTCGTTACAGTCCAGTCATTGCTCTCACCGATTTATGGTATGGCTATCCATCAACAAATCTTTATCAAGTAACAGATGTATCAAGCGCATGGATTGAGAATCAAGAGATTTTATGGCCATACGCCATGATGGGTTCGTTGTTTACTTCGCAAGGTCCATTACAGTTCGGCTTTCCATCTACAACTGGTTCGCCTGTATTTCTCAAATATACCTACATCAATGGTTATCCAAATGACCTTATTGTTACGGCAACTGCTGGCGCAAGTTCGCTTGTTGTAAGTTCTGGTGTTGGTATTACAACTGGTGACACGCTAAAGATTTATGATGGTATGTATTCCGAGAATGTTACAGTTGCATCAACATACACATTCGGTTCTGCTACGATTCCTCTTACTTCGCCTCTGCTATACTCGCATAGTGCAGGTGTATCTATCTCTGCATTACCACCTGCTATAAAAGAGGCTGCTATTTTGGTTACTACGGCGATGCTCAAAGTTCGTGGTGATAACTCACTTACGATGGCTGTGGGTACGCTTCCGCAACAATCTTCAATGCCACAATATCAAGCAAGTATTCAAGATGATATGTCTATGGCTATCTCGTTGCTTGCTCCTTATCGCAGGATTCGCTAATGACCAGAAAGATAGTCCGCGAGAAAGTTGCCGAGTGGATATCTTCTGCACAGATTACAACACTCAATCAAGTTTTTACCTCGTTTCCTAAGCGCATCAACTTTCAGGTGAACTCGTTTCCCGGTCAAAACTCACGCGCAGCAGCAGTTGTGTTTATAGAGAATGAAGCAGAGACTCGCCTTGCTATCGGCGGTGTCAGTCCTATGACTACTGACTATGGTGCTGGTAAGGGCTGGAAGCGTGTTGATTACGGAGTTGCGTTACAGGTATTCCATCACTCGTTACAGCGTGATGCAGAAGATGCGATGGATGACTTTGACCAACTTATTGACGCGGTTAAAGAGAGACTTCGTGCGGGTCAGCACACGCTAGGTGATGAGAACCCGAACGAAATATGGCAAGCAGCCGAACCTAACATTGATGTTCAGTACAGCGAACCGATTACTAACGATAGCGGTGCGACAGAGACTTGGGCAGCAATCAGGTTCACCGTAACACAGATGATTGAAACATAAGGAGAATCCTGTGGCGAAGTATCAATACAACGGCGATGTTGAGCGTTCATTTCCTACGCTCGGCATTACAGTCAAGAAAGGTGATACATTTGAAGGTCCCGAAGGACTTACTGCATCGGGATTATCACTTGCTTCATCTGCTAAATCCGCACCTGCGGTAGTAGCACCAAAGGAAAACAACTCAGTTAAACCGTCAGCCTCGTCTGACATGAACGCAGGAGCGTGAATAAATGGCATCAGCACAACCCTCAGTACGCAGTTACCTTGGCATCGCTAAAGAGGTAACACCAGCAACACCAGTAGCCGCGTCTGATTTCATTCCCATCAGCAAAGACGCTTTTAAGCCAGTCGATATTATCGCACCACTTTATGACACAGGACTTCGTGGTTCGATGGCTGAAAACTACAACTACATTCAAGGTCGCCGTCATACGGAAATCGATGTAGCAGGTCCAGTATTCGCAGACACAGTTGGATGGTGGCTTGGCGGTATCTTGGGCGTAGTTGATACTACAGGTTCATCGGCACCATACACCCATGTGATTTCACTAAAGAATGCAACAGGTATTGGTGCGGATGCTCAACCAACATCGTTTACTTTGAATGATTTCTATGTAGCAAACAATCGCTTCTATCCCGGATGTAAAGTAACTGAGTTTGCCATGACCTTCAATAGCGAAGGTATGTTGGAATACACAGCAAAGTTAATGGGTCATCCATCCACAACTACTACTTTGCCAACTCCATCATTCAGCGCAGTTACGCCAACTGCTGTATGGCGCGGTGCTGTAACTATTGGTGGTTCTTCTGTTGGTTACGCTACTGACGGCACTATCACTATGACTCGTAAAGCCGAAGCAATCTTTGGCATTGACACAGCACAAGGTCCATACGAAATCTTCGTTGGCGCGCTTGATGTAACAGGTAACTTGACATTCGTTATGGAAAACGATGCCGAACTTACTCGTTTCCTCAACAACACGCAGCCAGCATTGACTTTCAGTTGGTCACAAGGAGCAGGAGCCACTGCTACTCAAGTTGCGTTCACAGTAACAAAAGGTGCTTACACTACAGCAACTATTGACAGGTCGGCTGACCATGTAACAGTTGCCGTTGATATTTCTGGTATCGCAAATACGACCGATGCTGGAAGTACCGCTGGATATGCACCTATCAAGTGGACACTTCAGAATGCTGATGCTGCTGGTATCTATCAGTAGTTATTAGCGCAGTTCCGCAAGAGGGGATTGTGTGGCGTAGTGTCGCCTTCCCACTATGCTCTGCCCCTCTTGCGCCTATAATACGGAAGGCGACTAGGAAGGAAAATCATGTCAGACAAAAAGAAACTCGAACTACCATCAGGCGGTTGGGCAGTATTCAAAGACCCAACCACGCTTCGTGTGCGTGACCGCAAAAAAGTTCTGCGTAATGCAAACGGAGAAGAAGGACTTATGCAAGCACTCACGCTTGTTGATGGTCTTATTGCAATACTTATTGAGGAATGGTCATTTGACTTTCCGATTCCGTCTATCAAAATCAGCGTACTCGAAGATTTAACGATGGCGGATTATGATGCGCTTGCCGAGGAAGCAGGAAAAGCACAGAGCGTGTTGTTCCCACAGTTGGCAAAAACCGAAGCATCAGAAGCGGATGTTGATAGCCCTTTCGGCAAGTCCAGCGTCTAAAATGGGTGCTGGCTGGACGCGAGCGTTATCCTGATTTCAGTTATCCAGATGAGCAGTTTATTTACTACATCGCAGCCGAACGATTTGGTTGGACACCTGCGGAAGTAGATGAACAACCTGCACATCTTATTGACTGGATATTGGCTATCGCAAACGCGCACGAGGAAGTGAGAGCAGAACAGAGTGCTAAACAGCAACCTAAAACTCGTTAGGCAGACAGTCACAAAGGCTGTTGCTAAGGTTGATGTAAATGCTCGCATGGCGCGTGATGAGATGATGGCTGCTCTGATTCAGTTATCAAAAGAGCAAATCGTAGGCAAACGCCCATATACCAAAGGTCCGCGCGGTGGTCGGATTTATGAGAAGGCTACACCCGGCAAACCACCGATGAGTCGTACTGGCGATTTGAAGCGTTCCATTCGTGGTGAAAGATTTAATGTTGGTTTTGCTAACTATTCTGCTGTTGTTGGTCCAACCATTGAATATGGTCGGCGTGTCGAACTTGGTGGCGGTAACTGGCCACAAGGCGTTCGTTTCCCATATATGGAACCAGCATACTCAACTTTCCGTACTGTCATAGTTCCACAAATCACTACAAAATACTTTAGGAGGTCGCGCTAATGTTAGGCGGTTTCCTACCAC